GCAAGCGTTGTGGATGTAGCAGACGTATCACCATCCATAACATTTAGTTCTGTTGCTGTGGATGTAACTCCATCTAAGATATTAAGTTCTGCTGCAGTTGATGTAACATTTGTACCACCTATATCTAAGGTGGTCATTGAGACTTCACCTGCTACTGTTGCTATACCATCTGCTAATGTTATAAGGTCTGTATCATCTGTGTGACCTATAGTTGTACCATTTACTATTACATTGTCAACAGTTAATGTAGTTAATGTACCTAATGAGGTAATGTTTGTTTGTGCTGCAGTTTGTATTGTACCAGATAATTGTGTCGCTGTCAACCTTCCTGTGCTAGGATTATAAGTTAAATCACCATCTGACTCTAAACCTACGTTTCCTGTAGCAGAAGTATCTTCAATAAAAGGTATAAGATTGTCTTCGTTTGTGCTTTCATTATCAGCAACAGTTACATGTGTTGCATTTGTAGCTGTTCCAGTTACATCTCCTGTTACATTACCCTCTATATTAGCAACAAGCGTACCTGTTGTCATGTTGAGGTTGCCAGTGCTGCTTGCATTATCTGTAGTTGTACCTAAAGCAAACTTATCTGCTGACTCATCCCACATGAAGAGAGCATCATTACCTGTTGAGCCTCTTTGTATTATTATACCAACATCGTTAGAATTAGAGCTTGCTCCACTATTTAATTCTAACAAGTTATCTGATACAGTTGTGTTTGTTGTATTTACAGTTGTAGTAGTTCCACTTACAGTAAGATTACCTGTAACAGTTAGGTTATCATTTACTGTAGTCTCTGATGTACTATGTCCTATAGATATTGCAGTGCCTGATATACCTGTACCTATTGCTACAGACTCACTACTGTTTGCTGTGTCTATTACAAGGTAATTATCAGAACCTTGTTTAATTGTAAACGCTGTGGCTGAGTTATCAGATACAGCTACATTAATATCTGTACCATCTGCACTGATAGAGTCAAGAGCAATATCACCTACGTTAGTTATATTGTTATCACCAAAACTAACATTATCTCCAAAAGTTTTATTAGTAAGAGTAGCAGTTGAAGCAGTTGAGACTAAGTTAACATCACCACCTGTGCTTGGTAGTGTTAATGTATTTGATGCACTTTCTGAGTGAGGTGCAGCTTGAAGTGTCTGTGCGTGAGCATTACCAGACTCACAGTAAAATTTTATTTGTGACCTAGAACCTGAGTTCTTTAAATCAATTAGTCCGCTTTGTATATCTACGTTTCCATCTAATCTAACTACACCAGAACCATTAGGTGTAATTGTTATATTACCATTCGATACAGATACAATATCTTGACCATTTACATCTAAGTCTCCACCCAACTGTGGAGTCGTGTCTTCTGATACGTTTGATATAGCGCTAGACGTTGCAAGACCTGAGACTATAGCAGACCGTGTAATCTTTTTAAGGCCACCACCTGATGTATCTACTGCTAGGAACACGTCATCATTTGCAACTGTTGATATTTCTGATAATGACCCCACTGCTACAGAATTAAAGTTTGTTCCATCTGCTATGAGTAAATTACCTGCCGTGTTAGTTCCCATAGTGATGTCATCACCTGTAACCGTTAAGTCACCTGCTACTGTTACATTTTGACTTGCATCAATAGTTAAAGCGGTTGTGCCTCCTGTTGCTATTGTAATAACATCAGAGCCTGAAAAGGTTATACTAGTATTTGTATCTGCATCCCCTGCTATGCTATCTAATTGTATACTTCCTACATTAGTTATGTTGTTATCATTAAAAGATGTAGCACCTAAAGATATAGTTCCTGTTGCAGTTAAATTACTAGAACCTATATCAATATTACCAAAGCCACTAGAAATAGCACCACTATCTAGCGTTCCTATTGTAGTTACATTAGACAGAGTATCTAGTGCTGATTCAAAGTAAGTTTCAAAATCAGTTAAAGCTACTTGCTTCATAGTTCCTGCATCATTAACTACAACTCTATCTGCATCAGCAAGTGTAGTAGATGTAGCAGAAGTGTCTCCGTCCATGACGTTTAACTCTGTGGCTGTAGCTGTTGCACCATCAAGAATATTTAACTCTGCTGTAGTAGAGGTAACTCCATCTAAAATATTTAATTCTGCAGCAGTAGATGTTATAGCCGTACCACCTAGTGTGATAGACCCAGATACATCTAAATTACCATTGAGGTCAACAGTAGTAGCAGCAAGTTGTATTTCTGTGTCAGCTACTAAGTCAAGCTGTCCATCTGTACTAGAGTTAATGTATATAGCTGTGTCACGGAATTGTAACTTTTCTGTAGAGGCTACAAGTATATCATCTGAAAACTCAAAGTAGTCTTCATCTTCCATCCATTTAAGAACACCATCACTAGTCTCACCATCAAAGGTAATAGTGATGTCTGTACCCGATGTACCTGCACCAAACGTAAGAGTATTACCAAGAAGCTTAGTAATTGGTCCACCTTCGGCTGCAGTGCCATCGTGTGTGTGTCCTGTACTCGCTGCAAACGCTGCTAATAACTGATTAAACTCGTCATTAGTATGTGCGGCTGTAATCGTGTCTCCATCGGAGTATGAGGACTGTCTTGTGTATGTTGCTCCCATTTATCTTCTAGCTCCTAGTTGATATTCTAACTGAAATCCTTTTAGTGAGTATGGTGCAGTTGTACCACCATCATTTACTCTTAACGCTACGGCAAATCCTGAACCTTCTACTGCTTGCCTTATTAGCGGTTGTGATGCACCTCCATAAGTTCCTAACGAGGAAGATGAAGTTCCGTAAGTTGTTGTTCCATATATTGCAGCAATGTCACCAGAGTCTAGTGCGTAAGCTGCAGGTCTTGCTGAATCTGCTGATTCGTAATCGTATCGTAAGAATAAGTCAGCGTCTATTGTTGATTCAGGTGCAAAGTTAACAACCACTCTTTGCATATGTTTACGGATACCTGCATCATTAAATGTTAAGTCTGGACTACGGTATTTACCTAGTATTGCAGTTCCATCAAAGTCATTACCAGACTCTTGCCTGTAAAC